AGCCCATTGCGTACCAAGAACAGCACCGCCCACGAAAAGCAGACCCTCAAACAAATTGCTGATAAAATTGCTGCCAAAAACCAGCTTACCGTAAAGGGCGAAATCGCGAGCATTCAGATTGAGCGCGTAACCCAAAATCGGGAATCGGATTTGGCTTTTTTGGCACGCATCGCAAAAGAATACGGCTATTTGTTTTCAGTTCGCGATAAAGTTCTTACATTTACGTCCATATACGGGGTGGAGAATGGGCAGCCCGTTTTGGAGATAGACCGTACAGACCTAATCGCTTATTCGGTTACGGACAAATCCGTGAAAACGTTTAAGTCGGCAACCGTTCAGTATCGCGACCCCAAGAGCAATAAGGTGGTTTCAGCCACGGTAAAGGCAGGCGACGCGATAGAGGGCGGTACGGGGACAGTAGGCGGGGCAAACACCACAACAGCATCGGACGTATTGGAGATTAAGGACAAGGCGGAGAACCCACAGCAAGCCCGTTTAAAGGCACAAGCAGCCCTACACAAAGCCAATTCCGAAGGACAAGAGGGAACTTTTGACCTGTACGGGGAACCGCTTTTGGTAGCAGGCAACAACTTCACGCTCACGGGTATGGGGAAACTTTCGGGGCGTTGGCACATATCCCGCTCCTCCCACTCCATAAGCAGGGATAGCGGGTATAAAACCGCTTTGGAAGCGAAGCGGTTGAAAGATGTGGATAAGCCCGAACAGCGCAAGACACCAGCCAAGAAGAAAAAACGCCCTGCCTACAAAGTGAAAACGAAAGCCCCCGCTAGAGGTGGTGGTGGTGGTGTTCGGGAATTTGACCTACAAACCAGCTAAAAACGGATATTATGTTTAGATTTGGAACGGTATGTGAAAAAGACAGCGCGGGGTGTTTGCTTCGTGTTGAGTTTGAGGAGGACAGCATAACCACGGATTGGTTGCGTATGGTCGTTCCTGCGGGCGCGAAGAACTCATTTTTTGCGATGCCCGATGTAGGCGAGCAAGTCGCTTGCTTAATGGACGAACGATGCGAAAACGGGGTTGTAATGGGTGCGGTCTATTCCAACACCGTAAAGCCCAAAGAGGCGGGGGACGATGTTAGCAGCGCGGTTTTTTCCGATGGAACAAAGGTTGTATATAATCGGGACACGCATCTGTTATTGGTGGAAACGGTTGGGGATATACAGATAAAAACGAGTGCCAACGTTTCGGTGGAATGCACCAACCTTGATGTTCAATGTACCAATGTTAATGTTGAATGTACCAATGCAACCGTAACGGCAACGACCACAAAAGTTGATAGCCCCAATTCGGAATTTACGGGCAACGTAAGCGTAGGCGGTGGGCTTACCGTAAAGGGTAACGGTACAATCGCGGGTGGAATTGTTGCAAACAGCATCGCGGCACAAGGAGATATTCGGGCAGGGGGCGGTTTGGTTGGCTTATTAACTCACATTCACCCAACACCTTCGGGACCGTCGGGCATAGGCGCAGGATAAAATGGCAACACTCAACGATATAAGAAGCAGCTATTGGCAGCTATCCACAACACAAGCGGGGGAGGTGGTGCAAGGGATAGAGGATATTAAACAATGTATCCAAACAATCCTAACAACCCAAAGGGGTACAGTCGTACTGAACCCCAATTTTGGGTTAGACCTTATGGCGTTTATTGGGCAACCTATTAACACCGTGGAGGCAGACCTCACCCGCGAAATTATAGAGCAAATAACAGAATTTGAACCGCGTGCAACGATAGAGAAAATAATACCCTCTTTGTCCGGAGACGGTTCAAATTTAATCATAGAACTAACTTGGTCTTCCGAAGTAGGAACAGGTACAAACAATGTTCAGTATGCCATTAGCACCTAACTTTGTTGATTTGGATTTGCAGGCAATCCGCGCTGAAATAAAGCAGGCTTTCACGGACATAACGGGTACGTCGTTGTATCCCGCGCAAGTGGAAAATATCCTCTTGGATACGTTCGCTTACCGTGAGTATTTGCTACGGTTGCAAATTCAATACACAGGCGAACAAAACTTAGTCGCTTATGCAACGGGTTTAGCCTTGGATAACTTGGGCTTGCTTGTTGGGGTTACGCGATTGGGACAAACGGCAGCGACTTGTGATATTCGTTTTACGCTCGTAAGCGGACACGGCGGGGTGGTTATTCCTGCGGGTACGCGCGTGGCTTCTGTGGATGGGCGTGCGGTCTTTGCTACCCAATCCGCTACAGTCGTACCAAGTGGTACAAACACCGTAACGGCTTTTTGCGTATGTTTGCAGCTTGGAACGATAGGGAATGGATACGCCAACGGGGCAGTAAATACCCTATTAGACCCGCAAGCCTACATTAGCACCGTAACCCCGCCAATCAATATCATACCAACAGCAGGGGGCGCGGAGGCAGAGGCAGACGCATCACTAAGGGAACGGATACAGCTTTCACCCGCTCGCTTTTCCACAGCAGGCAGTTATGGGGCGTACAAGTTCTTTGCGAAAGGAGCAAACCCCGCGATTGCCGATGTTGCGGTAACAAGCCCAAGCCCTGGAACGGTGGAGCTTTTCCCGCTTATGGCGGACGGCTCAACAACCCCAACACAGATTTTGAACCAAGTGTTGGCAGCCGTGCGAACAGACCCAAGCATTCCCTCCGCGTTGGATAGCGTGCGCCCGCTAACGGATAGGGTTTTAGTAACCGCTCCTACACGGGTAGATTACACCTTACAGGTGGATTTGACCCTGTACGATACGGCAGATGCCGCGCAAATTCAGACCGCCGTTAGAGCAGCTTTACAGGCGTTTGTAGATGAAAGGCGCACGAAGTTGGGTAAGGACGTTGTGGATACGCAAGTTATCAATGTTGCGCAAATAGAGGGCGTTTATCGGGTAGAGCTTCCAACCTTTACCACAATTATCATTTCACCCACACAGTTCCCATATTGCACCGCTATTAACGTGAACATTACGGGTACAACCGCAGGATAATAATATGTCTAATCTTCTACCCTCACCGCTACAGCAGCCCCACATAAAAGCCTTTGATACAGTCGCGGAAGCGCGTATGGCGGGGCTGCCGTTGGAAAACATATTGGTTTATATTGTAGATACAGCCCCCGAAAGTGTTCTACCTTTTCTCGCTGAACAGTTTGATATTCTCGGTGTGAAAGGGTACAAATACGCAACCACGGTAGCCCAAAAGCGAGCAGCTATCAAAAACGCGATTGAGTTGCACAGGTTCAAAGGCACACCATACGCAATCGGACGCGCCCTGCAAAATGTTGGGCTTACCGTAAGTCGGATTGAGGAGGGCGTGGGGCAAAGAACCCAATACAATAGCGTTTACACGTACAACGGTTCGCGCACGTATGGCAGCTTGGGGCATTGGGCATATTTCCGCGTCTATGTGGACACCGCAAACAACGGCACGGTAAGCGCAACCCAATTTTCCGAAGCAATAGAAATCATCAACGAGTTTAAGAATGTTCGTAGCCACTTGTACGATATTACCGTGGAATCGGGTGTAGCGGACACCGTATCCCCAACTGATGAGCTTACGTTTGAAGTTCAGCACGCAGTAAGCGAGGGATTGGGCGCATTCTTTAACGGTGCTTATCAATACAACGGTGCTATCCAATACACATACATTTCCGACGATACCAACTTCACAGTTCTTTAACCCACTTTCTAAGAGAGCTTACCAATGAAAGATAAAATAAACCCAACGGGGCGCGTCCGAACCCAAATATATAATCGTGCGGGCGAGCTTATCCACGATGAAACGGGTAGCAACTTGGTTGTTACGCTAGGGCGCGAAGCACTTGCCCAACTTATCGTTTCCGCTCCTTCCAATCTCGTTGTTGATACTATGGCGTTCGGTAGAAACGGACTGCCAGTCGCCCTTAGCAACTCAACCATTATGTCCGCAACGAATAAGACTGTTGATAGCGCAACTACAGTCGGCTCAACCACAACGTTTGTAGGAACTTTGGATTATGGCGACGCAATAGGCGACACAATCAAAGAGTACGGTCTAAAGTGTAACAACGGCAGTTTATTCGCGCGTTACACGTGGGGCGGGCAGGTAGATAAAACAGCCTTAAACCGCATCGTTGTAACTTGGTCAATCACATTCTAAACAGGAAAATCTAATCATGGCAAACCTTACACCCGTATCATCTTTTGATGATGTGTATCAAATAGAAACCACCGATTACGTTGAGGGCGGTGCAGGCGGAACGGCTAACGTGCCAAGCCAACAGTTGCTCAATCGTACCGAATGGCTAAAAGACCAATTCACGATTCAGCGCGGACACGCTTCCCAATCCGTGCGCAACGTGGTTCTAACAGGTCGTTTTGACGCGAGTACAGGCGATTTAAACCTGCTATCCGCGCCCGCTTCTACGACCTTGCGGTTAAACGCTGCACCCTCCTATCCCTTTATCGCTACCGTTTCTTCGGGGTATGATGAGTTTGGAGAAATCGCGGAAACCGTAAAGCTCACCGCCGACTTGGATTTTGCGATGCCCTCGGCAAACCGCATCTATCTTGCAATCGTTAAGTTCCCTGTGGGCGGTTCGCCCGAACTTGCGGTAGTGGACGAATCGTATTTCTATGCAACACCATACCCCATACCCGCGCCCGTTTCGCAATTGGGTTTGTGGTATAACCCTGCAACAGGTGTCTCCCATTTTAACTTTCCAAGTGGCGGGTGGAACGAGGAGCGCATCGTAATTGTTGGGCGTGTCGTAAAATCGGGCGGTTCAATTACGAGTGTAGAAACATTCCCATACCGCGAACCGTACTACTGTGAGGTGCGCCGCGCTGGTACTGTTGAAACCTTTGCAGCCAACAGAATCCCATTAGGCGGGTATTTGCCGTGCAATGGGGCGGAGGTCTCACGCCTGCAATACCCCAAGCTATTCAAAGCGATAAGTACTGTTTTCGGGATTGGCGATGGCAGCACCACATTTAACCTACCCGATTTGGCAGGTAGGTTTGTGCGTGGCTTTGATGCAGCAGGTTCTACCGATGCGGGGCGTGTTTTTGGTTCTTACCAAGACGACCTTTTCGCAGTCCACAGGCACTACTTTACGGACTATGCGAGTACACCCCGCAGTCAAGTGGTTACGGATACAGGCGGGGGCGGTGGCAACTTGGATATTGTTATCGCACCAGGGGGCGGAACTGACTATGCGTCCAACTCGGAAATGACAGAAGTAGGTGGAACAGAAACCCGCCCTAAAAACGTCGCGTTGGGAATGTTCATAAAATACTAATACAGATTTAGCATCTTTGGGTCTGATGCTTATAGTGGGTAGCTCCACTCCTTCGGGGGTGGGGCTTTTTTATTTTATAAATCTTTTGGTTTGTTTGCAACCTTTGACAAATAAACCCGTATAATATAATATACATTCACCAATACAATTTATAAAATGAAACTTAACCTAAAAAGAATTGAAACCCGCACCGCACACTTTGAGCTTGAAATGCCTAAGCCTTTGGCTTTGCGTTGTGCAATCAACGAGGAACGTATCCGCAAAGCGTTATCCAAAAAGACGCTTGTACACCTTACCTTTGAAAAGCTGAACGGAGAAATCCGTAGCGCGTATGCTACCGCAAAAATTGAGTACATACCGAAAGAATCAAGACCTAATGGGCGGGGCGCGGGTTACACCGAAATGCAAGTACGTTTTTTTGATACCTATATAAACGAGTGGAGAAGCTGCCTTTTGGACAAAATCATTGATGTGAATTAAACGGCACGGGGGCAGGTTTGCCCCCTTTTTTTCTCCAAAATGTTAATAAAAGCGTCCATTTGTTAAGAAGTTGTTAAAATAACAGGCTTTTTTAAAAATAGTTTGCAAAATACTTGCGGGTTTAAATAATAGTTCTGATATTTGCACTATCAAATAAACAAACAAACGCACGCACAACAATATGAAAACGCTACAAGCCCGCCAAATTTTAGAAACTGTTATCGGTAGAAACAAAATTGTTGTTGGACGCTACACAAACCCTGTTCGTGTGCAAATGGAAAATTGGGTGCGCATCGCAACCGTTAATATCCAAGACGATATGCGCAACGATTTGGGTTATGCTGTCCAAACAAACGCGCTTTTAAACGATGAATTTCGCTTATATTTTACTGATACCGAGTTCTTTATTTACGTCCGCACCGAAAAGGCGGAAGCTGTAGCGAAATGGTCGGCAGCCCAAGCGCAACCAACCGAAGAAACCCAACCAACCCAAACAGTTGAGCAACCCGTAAGCAACCAAATACCACACCCCAACAAAGCGGAATTTGCTTGCCCTGTAATTTCTACTTACGGCGGTACTACCCGCTTCCGCCAAGACGAGGTACTTGTGGTTCGTGCTATCCAAGAATGGATAGATGATGTTTGCCTACACAAAGAGGTTATGGGAATATTGCACGGCACGCGCCCCGCTTTTATCAAGGTGTATTGTTGGGAAAATCGCTATTGTATCGTGCAGGTCGGCAATACTTCAGTTTTTGCGATTGATACGCAAAAGTTCTTTAAAAAATTCAGCCTAAAAACCGAACGGTTTGAGACGCTTAACGATGCTTGGAACGCGGTGTATAACGCCCAACAGCTTGACCACAAACTTGCCCGCTACCAAGCCCAACAGGAAGCCAAATTGGCAGCCGAACAGGCTCAACAGGAAGCAGCAGACGCGGAAGCCGAAGAGGAAAACGACCCCGATTTTTTACCGCCCGTAGAAAGCACGGCAGCCGTGAAAATCCAACACACCGCAATCGCTTTTAACGAAATCCGCACTTGGGAGGACTTTACCGCCTTTATGCAGACCAACCCCGATGTAACCGTAACCCGTAACAAAGATAACGCACGGGTGGTGGGCTTTGAACCTTACAACGATAAGGTGGTGGCATTGGAGCTTGAAAACGGCAAAACCGCTTATCCGTTCTACCACGTACTCGCCCGCTACTTCACGGTATCGCACGACCAACCCAACTAACAATGGAGCTTATACACCCCAAGGGTAGCTATATCGGAGAAATTCAAGCTTTTTACAAGCCTTTAACGGACTAAAAGATTTAATCCGCCGACAACCTGCTATGTGTAGCTGTTTCAAATTAGGTAGCGTTTCAATCACACTAATATCGCGAACATTCAGCTTATCAATTTCTAATCTTTCAAGGTTCGGAAGTCCCGCAAGTGGTGAAAGGTCAATTTGGTTTTCGGGCGAAAGTACAGCGGGCTGAATGTCCCTCGTAGAGTAGCCAATGTATAACCTTTTCAATGAACGCAAGTGCGAAATAGGCGCAAGATTGATAGGTTTTTCGGGTTCTGCATTGCATAATTGCAACTCGTTTAGCCCCCGAAAATGTTTAATTGGTTCTATGTTTAGACTTTCCTCCTCGTATGAAAAAGCATACTTTATTAACAGTCCCGACTTGCAAGTATTGAGGAACGCCTCCCATACCGTAACCCCGCCCTTATCAAACTCCATAACCTTATTCCGACCAGTAAATAATCTCACGAGTTGGAGGTGTTCCAAGAAGTCCCACTTATCAATCCCTTGCCCCTCAATGAGTTGTTCGGCAAGGCTTATGTTTTTTTCTTGGCAGCTACCGAAAAGCTCCATGATTTGGTTATACATTTCCGACATAATAGTTGGTTGGCTTTGGTTTTTTCTCCCAATATTCGGGATTGGTTTGGATTGAGCGCGGGTTGTTCCGTTGGGGGAAAACCGTATCGGGGTTGGCTTTTAGGACGCTTAACTTTTGCCCTGTTACGAAGTCGTACCATTCAGCGTCGGGACTGATAACGATAAGGTTGCCCTTTTTTGTTACCCATACCCTTGTGGTGCGAAGTAGCGGTCGCATCCATTCGGAAGCCGTTCCCAAAGTATCG